CCGGCCACAGATCGTCAGCGCCCGCTTGATCCGGCCCGCGGTACGGGCCTGCCCTGATGCGCCCATGATGTCGCTCCTTTACTGGTTTGCCGACCATCAGTCGCTACTACTGCCAGCTTCCGTAGACAGAATGCCGTGGTAGGTCGGCCGGCCTCGCGGCTCGAAGCTGTATTCGACCTCCACGATTTCCCCATCGTTGATGTCGCAGGGAACCGGATGGCTGGCGATGACGGCCGGTGCCTCGATGTAGTTCTCGCCCGTGTCGTCCACGTGCAGATAGAGCGTCACGATGTCGCCGTGCCGAAACCCATCGGCATCGAGCTTCGTGGTGATCGAGCCGGTGAAGTCGTCCACGGCCGGCACGCCCACCTTATGCGTGTTGGTCATGTTCGATGCGTACTTTGGCACGTTGGTGACCGGCTCGAAGTTCCAGCCGGTCACCTCGGCGATTTCGTCTCCGGTGGGGGACGTTTTGTATGCCGTGCCGTTTTTTCCTGACATGGCTTGACTCATCGGCCAACCCTCCTGTGTCGTGGTTAGTGGACCCGGGCCCGCGAGACGAGCAGCCCGAGTTGAATGACGGTTTGCCAAGTCGTCTCGCTCGGATCGTCTTCCTGAAGCGAGCCGCTGGATTCGATAGTCACGTCGAGCACATTGCCGTCGTCCGTCTCGATGGTCCGGTTGGCAAAGGCCGCCTCGATCTCTTGCCGGATGGCGTCTCCTTCGGCGTAGGTCTCTGTCCAAACGTGAATCGTCAACCTCACGTCGCGGGCCATCGAGTCGTTGGTGCGCACGTGTGGCGAGCTGGTCGAGGACTCGATGCTCGCATAAGGCATTGCCTTGAATTGCGGCACGCGACCCGTGAAGACGCGCTCTGCCGGCAAGAGCGCCTCCAGCGCCGCCTCGGACTCCCACAGGTCGTGGATCGCCGCCAGCAGGCCCATGCTATTTGATCTCCCGTTTGCCGCCGGTCGCCGCGAGCCTTGCGATCACGGCCCAAAACCGATTGAGCGTCGCCCGGAGCCACGGCCGCGGCGCGATCCGTCGCGTGCCGAGGTCCAGATAGGCCATATAGATACCCTTTTTCGTCACGCCGATCCGCACGGCCGGTTTGCGGTCGTTGCCGTTGTATTCCCAAATGATCTCGCCGCGGCCGGTGCCGGTGCGCAGTCGCGGCGGCTGGCCGGCGGTACTCGAATTGTCGTAGGTCGTGTACGTCGATCCTTTTTTGCCGGCTACGGTCGTCCTCTTTCGCGTCCTTCGCGTGCCCGTGTTTGGTGTGCTCACCGCCTGCCGGCACTTCGCGTGGTAAAACGCGGCCGCTCGCTTCAGCCCGCTGGCCGTGGCCCGGCTGAGTTTCCGGTTGAACTCGCGGCCTTTCCATTTCAGCGTCAAGCCCATGTTCACACCATCAGACGTTGCTGATTCGCGTCGCCAAGACCACCGGCAGCGCGTCGATCCGCTCTGGCCGCTGATAATCGTCCACCCGAAATACATTCCCGCCTTGATGCACGATCCGCACGCCGACGCATGGCAACAACGGCAGGTCCTCCTCTAAGATGATCTCGTATTTCAGTTCCGTGGTGTTTTGATCGTCGTCTACGGTCGGCGTCTGTGCTACGGGCTGCACTCGTGCTCGCACATCGGTTGCGTAGTCCGACCAACTCGGGATCGCCTCGCCCGCCTCGTCTTTGCTGTAGTTGGCTATCTGGATTGTCACCAGCGTATCGAGCCGCGCTTCGACGGCCAGGTTCCGGCACGTGGCCGACCACTTCGATCCCAGGACCTGTTCGTCGATCCCCAGGATGGTCCAGCGGTCGCCGTCGCCGTCGACGATCACTGATCCGAGCGAGGGACGAGGTGACTCGTCTGTTGGCCATTGCCAGATAGTGTCTCCCTGCCGCACCAGGCCGTTTGACACGGCCGCCTCTTTCATCGTCACCTGATTGCGGTGAGCGTGGATGAGCTGATCGTCCCGTCCCGCGACCTGGAGAATGGCATCCTCCAGACCGTCTACCACGGTCTCGAAATCCTCGCTCGGGTCGAAAGTGAGGATCATCTGTTTACCCCGTGAAGCCTTGGCTGATGATCTCGAACGGCGTTCCGTCCACCTCACCGGCTGCAATGGCGTCGTTGAGCTTGTCGAGTTGCTCGGTCAGTGCCTTGGAGTATTCCGTCCAGGAAACCTGCTGGCCGTTGACGTTGTAGGACGGTTTGGGACTGGTCGTGATCTCGACCAGTCGTTCACTGATCTGCAAGCGGGCCTGGGTGAGGTTGTCGAGGTAGCCCATGGCCATCGTCGCTAATCCGCGTGTATCAAAACCCGGCCCCGACAAACCGGCACGTCGGGGCCGGGCGCCCGGCGACGCACGGCGGCTGGGGGAGCGGCTCGGTCCGCGCGTCGCACATCATTCGTCAACCGGGATCGGTCCGATCCCGGCCGCGGTTACGCCCCGCTGGAACTGCTAGTCGATGCAACCCGATGTCGCTGCCAGGCCCGCGGCTGGAGCACCGCGGCGGCGCCCCGCTCGCTGGCCTTGTAGCGGACCACCACGTCCTGGTTGAACTCGGCCTCGCTGTTTTGCGGCGACTGCAACACGGTGATCGGCCAGTTCTCCATGTAGGCAAACGCCTTGGCTGGATCGCCGTAGAACCAGTAGTCTTTGGCCGTATCGGCATCGACTCCCAGCTCCGATTGGAGCCGCTGATACAACAATGCGCTGACGGCCAGTCGCAACCCCATTCCCGAGAGCGGATTTGGCGAGACCGCCACCGTGTTGGTGTTGGTCGTCTCGCGGACCTCGGTCGCGGAGAGAATCCGCTGCCCGGTGAACCGCTTGGCCGGCGTGACCAGCACGGTGCGGCCGCCGATCAGGATCGGGTCGCCCGTGGCCGGGTCGGTCATCTCGGCGAAGAGTTGCTCGGCCTGGTCGATTGCGCCCCAGTCGACCAGGTCGTTGTCGTCGAGGTGATTGGTCCAGGGCCCGTTGTCGGCCGCCGAGTAGAAGGTGTTGTAGCTGGTCCCCTTCCACTTGAAGTTGTTCGTGGCCCCGATCACCAGGTCCACCAGACGCCGCTCCTTGTTCGATCCGAGGACCTCGCCGACTTCAGAGGCCCGCTGGAGGACCAGGTTCGTCCGGTCGAAGAAGATCGCCTCTTTGGTGACCGGGATGATGAGCCCTCGCTTGGTCGTGGAGGGAGTCTCGATGTAGTCCTCGCCGAACCCGACGTGCGGATAGGGCTGTGCGGGATTGACCACCAGCGCGTCGGCGTGGTCTCGCTCGGGGTCGCGCGGCCGCTCGATCCCGGGGATCTTCTCCCCGTCGAGCCGCGTGGAGACGGCCGGGACCAGGCGCGATACCGCGAACTCCTCGCGCTGAAACCCTTCGAGGACCTTGCTCACCAGGAGCTGGCCGGTGATGTTGGCAAACGCCGTCACGTCCACCGCGTCGATGGCCGTCTCCTGCAAGAGCAGATCCTTGGTCCACTGGTAACCGCACGGCTCGCCGTCGCGGGTCGTGACCAGCTCCTCGGCCAGGTCGCGCAGGGAAAATTCCTCGGCACGGATACCGCCCGGCTTGCCCTCGCGGCCCCGTTCGAGGGCCTCGGTGATGTCTTGCATCGTCCGGTCCGGATCGAGCCGGAAGTCCCGGGCGATGCGATTCGCTCGAATACGCATGGGAAAACTCCTGTGCTTCGGTTGCTCGGAAAACGGCCGTACTCACGAACGAACCTGGGCCTGCACCCCGCCCTGCATGATCGTGGACTTGATCCGCACTAGGACCTTGGTGGTCGCGGTGCCCTCGCTCTGCGCCACGCGGCCGATGGCCAGCGACTCGGACGCGACTTGCACCACAGCCTGGTCCAGGAGCCCGTCGCCGTCCGCGTTCTCGTCGGCGCCCACCAGGTCGCCGACGTCGAACGTGGCGCTGGCGCAGTCGAACTCGAACTCGCCGAGCGTGGCCACGCGAATCTTGGCCGTCTCGCCAGCGGCCGATGCCTGCTCGGCCACGCCCAGGAAGTGCTCCTGGAAGATGTCCTGGTTCAGGGCCTCGGAACCCTGGTCGGTCATGTCGGAGGCCGGCTTGGGCTTCTTCGTGCTCGGGTCGAGGTACAGCAGGTCGCCGATCTCGATCACCGTGGCCGAGGCCGGTTCGACGAACACCGGGTTGGTCTCTCCCCGGCGGTAGCGGAACGTGTTGGACATGATAGGTTTCCTCGTGTTTCAAGGTCGTTCGGAAAACGGACGGCGATCCCTGTCTATCGCCGCCAGCCGGCCACGCGCTCTTCCAGCGTCGCGCCGGGAGTGTGCTTGTCCGACTCGGCCAGGTAGCGGCTGCCGGACTTCGGTTCCGTCCGGCCGTTGTTGCCGGCCCGGCCGGCCGCCTTGACCAGCGCCGCCCGGTCTTCGATCAGCTTCTTGCGCTTCTCGGCGTCCGGCTCGGCCCGGAGCGATTCGAGGAACGTCTCGCTGACGGCCGTCTTGTTGGCCGGGTCGAGCTTGGCCTCGACCAGCTCTTTCTGGATCGCGGCCTCGCGCTCGTGCGACGCCTTTTCCTCTTTCAACGCGGCGACCTCTTCTTCGAGCTGCTTGACCTTGGCCTCGCGGGCCTTGGCCTCGTCACTCTGCTTGAGGTCTTCCTGGAGCGAATCGACCAGATCGGGCCGGCTCGCGCGCAGTTCGTCCAGCGTGAGCTTCGACAAGTCCATGACGGACTCCTTTTGCTCGGTGGTGATGGAAATACCCAAACGCTCGGCCGCTTGCCGGGCACGGCGAAGTGCCTCTTGCCGGTGCGGCTCGTTGATTCGTTTGTACTTAAGGATCACACGAAGTGCCGTGCGGACCTGGCCCTTGGTCGCCAGCGGAAAGAGTCGCTTGGAAAGCGGAAACGTGCGGTCCTTGACCTTCACGCCGCCCGGCAGCACCAGCGCGAAATCGCGGTCCGGCAGCCGCCCCACGTCCACCGGCCCGTCATCGTCATCGTCGCCGCCGCCGTCATCATCGGCGTCGGCATCGGCATCGGCCGTCGCGGCCGCCGCCGCGGCATCGGCCTCGAACAGCCCGCGGGTCGTGGCTGGATCGGCCACCAGATCGACCGAGCGGACCGCCTCGATCTCCTCGACCACCAGCGTGCCGTTGCGGCGGACCGTCCGACCGCGTGCATCGTGCGAGAGCCCGACGTTCTCCGGCGAATACTCCGCATCCCATGCGAGCTGCTCGGCCAGGGCATGCTTCGGGTTGTAGACCAGATCGGCGTACAGCCCATCCTCGCGGACCTGGACGTTTTCCAGCCGGCCGAGCCGGTCGCGGTAGCTCCGCTGGTCGTCCGGCCGCCGGTGGTCCACGTTGACCCGGATGCCTTCGTAGAGCCCGGCCGCCTTGGCGAGCGACTCGGCCGTGTACTGCCGGCCGTTACGGCTCGTGCGCCCCAGGACCTTCACGCCGCGGATGCGGCCCGCCTCGCGATCTACCCGGAGCGCAAGCCCGCGGGACGAGGCGTATTCCCGCAGATCGCAGGTGCCGTTGTCACCGCCGTCACCGCCGGCCGTCGACTCGCGGATCACGGCCGGCATTTGCTCCTCGTCCTTGTCCGGGTTGGCCTTCTTCCACGCGGCCCGGACCTTCCGCTTGACGGCCGGCAGGTCGGCGGCTGGGATCTGGACTTTCTGGCCGCGGAACCCTTTGCCCAGGGCAGCAATGGCCGCCCCGACGATCGCGGCGTCCGGTCCGCCGCCCGGCTCGGCCCAGAGTCGCAGCTTCCAAGTGCTCGGGGCCTCGGGGTCGGGGACGTAGGCATAGGCCGCTGCCGGGAATCGCTTTCCGTCCTCGATCTTGTAGGGCATGGTCGGCTCCCCGATTTTTTCCTGAACAGACCAACAAAAAAGGCCCGGCACGGTCCCCCTCCCCCACTTGCGTGGGGCAAGGAAACGGTGCCGGGCCCGGTTGTTCCGTGTACCCGACCTCTTCGGATTGTTGCTTCGTCTCAGGCCGATGACCGTGTGCCGGGCCCGGTTGTTCCGCGTACCCGGCCTTGGGTCATGGCCTGTCGGTGTGGTTGACCGTGAAGCGGACCAGCGTGATCCGGCCCCGCTCGAAGGTCAACTCGACGCCCACCGTACCATACAGGTTATCACGTTCCGCCGCGTCGATCAAGTCGTCCAGCCGCCGCCGCCCCCTCTGCCGGAGGGATCGGTTGTGCTCCGACCGGCCGGCCGGCAGCCGGGCCGCCGGCCGGAAGAGCGGGACCGGCCGCGGTCGGCAGGACTGATGCCCCAGCGGCACCGATTCCGGATACGTCGCGTCCTCGATTCCGCTGGTCGATGGCTGCATGGAGCGTCCTTGCTGCGTACTTTATGCCACGATGATCTCGCCACTTTCCCGGAGCTTCCGTTCTTCTTCCGTCTCGGGCCACCATCCTTTCGGCCAAGGCCACTCGCCGTG